AGTTTTCAAAAGCTTGCGATATATTCTTGAGCGTTCCTCGAGATGAGGAACAGATTCAACGCCTAGTCGGGGCGTAGCGCAGTCCGGTAGCGCACTAGCATGGGGTGCTAGGGGTCGAGTGTTCGAATCACTCCGTCCCGACCATATATTTCAATGAGTTAGCCCAATCTTCACCGGTTTGGCTTTTTCATGTCTGGAAAATTACTCCCACATTTACTCCCACGGATATCTTGGAACTGGGTAGCGGATCAGAGAGGCGTGATTGTGGCTCAGGGCCGGCTGGTGTCGTTGCTGTTTTTGTAAGCGCGCGCCGGATTTGGCACTGCTTAACGGGATACTTGGCACCAGCCGACAATCCAAAACTCTTCTGAAATAGCGGGATGTTTGGCACCTTAGCATCCACCAGCTATGGGGAAGTCGGCCAGACCAGCTCCGGCAGGTTGCGCTCAGGGAAGTCAGCAGCTTTCGTGACATCGCGAAGTTCTTGCCGATATCTGAGCAGTACCTTCAGTTTGGCGGGCGTCAACGTCGGCTCGACTCCAGCCAGCACCTCGTCTTGGTGCCTGATCACCATCCAATCCGAATCAGCTAAAAGCAGCGCACGCCCTTTCAAACGATCAGTTGCGAGCGCAGCTTTGACTTCTTCTGGCGTGGGGCCCGGTGGAAGTTGCGTTTCTGTGCGCGCACGAATTACCCACGTCGCACCGTCGAACTCGCATACATGAGTGGCGTCATCAAAAGCAGGTGGCGCAGACTCTGTGGCGTTAGCTGGGATGAGGAACAAGCCAGGCTCAAGAGGTGACTCGAATGCATCTGTCGCGCCAGTAAACTGCATGGTGTCTGCGTCGAAGCAATAAACGATCATGGTGAACTCCTTAGAATTTGATGCACGCCAGAAGGGCCAAGTTTTTCACCCTAGTTTCTGCGGCTCCACCAGCGACTTGTATGGAAATTCCGGTAGCCGCAGCACTAAGCCAGATCCCAGTGACGGCACCTTGTGTATTCTGCGCGCCAGATATAACTCCGTATTGAATGCCGCCACCAGCCAACGAAACTAGTGCGGCTGCGGACTGGACTGAGTGAAAGTGGCCTGGGTCGTTGACGTAGTGCGTGTGGCCTGGGTCGTTGACGCCGTGTACGTGATTGGCGTTGGCATCTGCCTGATAACTGCCGAATACGCGACCAGCGTCGACGCCCGCGCCGTTATCCCAGCCGCGAGGCACCTTGCCGCGCACGTCTGGCACGTTGAACGTGGTAGAGCCGTCACCGGTGCCATATGGACAGATCACTAAGGTTGCACCGGCAGTAGTTGCCGTGGCGTTGGCCGACAATGTGATTGTGCTGCCTGCCACTACCGCTACGGTCGCGCCTGCAGGTATCCCCGGGCCACTGATCGGCATCCCAACCCATGTGGATGATGGATTTGCTACGCCCGTGATGCTTTTACTGCCAGATGTAACCGTGCCGCTTGGCTGTGCAGCAATTGCGTTAAAAAGGTTGGCATATGTCGTCCGCGATACTGCCGATCCGTTTGCCGCCAGGTGCGAAGACGGCGGAGTCATTGACGCGAACCACTCGATCTTTCCAGCCTGTCCAGCAAACAAAGTCGTGGCCTGCCCAAGCGGCAGTGCATGCTGACTTTGGGTGGCCGGAGCGACCTGTTCAGGCGCACCGGTACAGAACAGCAGAATGTACGCGCCAGTACCAACCGAAGCGTTCCACACTACCCATGCATCACCGTTGGCGACGAGCTCCCCTCCCTGTAGACCTGCATGCGCTCGCCCGACCAGCGCTACCGTGCCAAGCCCGTCATTGATCGTGCAGGCACTATTGTTCCCTGTCTTCACTTTGAAGCGGAGCGGCTGACTTTCGCGGCGCTCGGTAATGGCCGGAACGAAATCACAGACATAGACATTGGCCACCCCACTGTCGACAGCAAAAGATTCCTGCCCGTTTCGAATGATGTGGCGGATCGCCAACAGAAGCTGAGCATCGTCATTTGAATCCAACGCCAGACCTGCACTTTGCACAACCGCGATCAGCTCACGCTGAACCGTGTTGTGCCACTCTGCGGTCAACCATGTGGGTTCGACACCAGCCGCTGGATTACCCTCCGAGAACTCACCGGCATCATTTGCCGTCGGGGTGCTATGACCGATTTTTTGCATTAATTGCCTCCATAACCGAATAGCAAGATGCCTTCGGCGGGTTGTAGTTGGCTGAGTCGACACTCAAGAACTTTGTTGCCCCATGAAGCGATAGGGTCGCCAGCGCCAGAGATTCCGACAGCCGCGTGATTGATGGTTACGGCAGGAGCATTGACTCGCCAGGTAAACGCCCAGGCGCCGCCGTATAACGGGTCATTGATTTTCGATTGGCCGACCCGAGCGGGCCTGAATGTCGTGATAGTGATGTCGTATCCCAGAGCCTTTGCGAGCGCGATAAAAAAGGGTCGACTTTGCCCACCACGGGCTTGAAGTTTGCTCACGACTGCTTGGACGCGTTGGCGTAGGGTCAGCGATTCGCCTATCAAACATGGGTCGGGAAGCTTGAGAAGTCGCTCCCAGTCACTGAGGCCCACTCCAGAGTCGGCAAAGATGGCGCTATAAACGGTTTCCGCCTGAGCCTCCGGCAGGGTCAAGGCATTGGCTTCCGCCTCGATAGTTGCCGAAAGATTGGGCGCCGTCCCGTCGTAGGAAACTGGAGGCAGCAGCAGCCTGAGTTGATCAGCGAGACTAGTCATTCCAGCAGCCCCAGAGTGATGGCGCCGGGGCGAATCCAGCCAATCAGCGCCAGGTCTTCGGACGCGTTGACGTTGCCAACTGGAGTTGTGACAGAGCGGTCAACGACACCCGCTAGGTTGTTGATCATCGCTTCGATTTGCGAGCGTTTGAGCATCTCGCGGGGCTTCAAGGCGCCAAGCAACGTGTCATAGGCTTTCTGTGCGGCCGCTTCCACGTCGGCAAGGAGGTAACCGGATGCCAGTTCGACCAGAGCGGTGGAGTTGACGACGCGAATGGTCGGCACGTACACCCAGACGTCCGCAATGACCGAGCACTGGCTCGAGACATACTCCGAACAGTTGGCAACCACCTCGACTGAAGGAAGGCCACCGTCCGCAGTAATGACGAGGTCGACCGTGCCAGCGCCGCGACGTTTCGGCAGCACCAGGACGTCCGTGACGCCATCGACCTCTTTCGCCCACCGGGCATAGTCATAATCCGCGCCGCCTGCGGGCGGTTTCTGGATGATTTCGAGCAGCCTGGCTAGAAGCGATTCGATCTTCTCCTGATCCAAACCCCCGGTGGTAGCCTCGACAAACGTCGCAGTGGAATCCATGCCAAGAGGCGGGCTGGTGATGACCAGGTCGCCGGTCAGATCATTCAAAGCACTGCCAAGTGTCTGCGCTTCGACTACTACCGTGGCGGTGCCATCGGTGCCAAGTATCGCGCTGGATTGGGCTACGAATGACTCCCCGGTAACGACGTGTGTCATGGTCGCACCCACCAGCAGCTCGACGCCCGCAACGCCTTTTAGCGCGGCTGGGCCAGTTGCTGCCACCGGGTCTTTGAGTGTTAAACCTCGAATGGCTGCTGCGTGGACAACTTCGTCATCGTCAGCGGTGTCCGGGAAAATTTGGCGGTATACCCAAGCCAGTTTCTGGTACAGCCCCTCAATGGCAGCCGCAACCGCTGCTGAGCGAATGTAGTTGTCGCTGTCGGTGCCGATATCGGCTTCGGGCTGGAGATTGCGAATGTCTCGCAGGATGCCAGTGAGAACGCTCTCTAGTGAGGGGGAGGAAAAGGCCATGTCAGATCACCCTTACAGGTTGGCGAAACACCTGCGGATTGCCGGTGGCGTCGATGATTTCGATGTGCAGATCGAGCCAGCCGTTGTGGGGCTGCTCGGCGGTGATGGTGATCTTCTTGGCGCGGCCGTCATCGAGCAGCGGCTGGAGCGCTTGCTCGGCGTATTGCCTGGCAAGGATGCCAACCCTAGGGCGGTCTTTTTCGCGGCGAAGTTCGTGCAGGCGGGAGCCCAGCGCGGGGTCAGCCCACCAGGTTCCGAGGGGAGTCATGAGGCGGATGTAGACGGCGTTTGCCAGCGTATTGATACGCTGGCCCGTCAAGTCGCCTGTAATTGGGTTTATGCCTGCGTCCATGGGGATGCATGGTGCAGGGGGATGCGCGGGAAGTGTATTTCAGGACGGTTTAAGGTTTACGGGAGGCTGCCAAGCCCGCAGTCACCCGCTCGCCTATGGTTAAGTCATTCAGATGAGTGTATTGCCCTGGTTCATCATCATCATTTGCTGACGCTGGAACAAGCTCGGCCGTACTCCCTGGAGCCTGATTGCGAAAGTTATTCACCAATCCCACTACTGTGCCATCGGCTCGGAGTGCCCAGGCGGCAACCCGCTCAACCACTTCACCGCCGTCACTTGGGGAACAGACAAAAAACCAATCTTCACAAGGTGTAATTTGCAGGATCTGAGTTGGCGAAGCCGGCATGTAAACCTCCATATTTGAGCGACGAGTATATTTTACTGCCGTTGGGTTGGCGATGGCCCAGAGCCATGGTTATGCCCGTTATAGATCTCCCGGTCACCCTTCATGGTCCGTGTATGGTCGGCAATTTCGCCATCAGCCTTGATACTGCCCTCGACGTGCTGATTACCACTCATCTCAACCAGCGGCGTTTCAAACCGCACCTTGATCCCTGCCTTGACCACCAGCGTATCGGTCACAATCTCCACCACCCGGCCGCGCTTCAAATGCACGTAATCGCCCTCATCGGTGTAGATCGACACTTCGCCGTCCTGGAGCGCGATTCGGTAGCGGCCGTCTTCGCTGGCCGCGACGATGGCATGTTTGCTGTTTCCGCCCACGGGAATGACCAGGTACTCGGCGCCAGGCTGTGGCGCTGAGCTGAACCCATAGTGCTGGAACAACTCAGCCGACACTGATTCCCCCGCCAGGCCCTCAACCTCAACCCCGATCAGTTTGCCGTGAGTGTTGCGGGCCGCAACAGCACGAAAAGGCAGACGAACATTCGCCAGCACTCTGCCGACCTGCTCACGTATCAAGCGCCCCATGTTGCTCATCAAAGCCCCTTGATCATTTCGATAAAAGCCGCGTCTTTGTTGACCTTGCCTTTGTGTTTCTTCTGCTTGTTACCGTCCAGAATCCACATCTTGTCTTCACGTAGGCGCAACTCGGTGATGGCGCCCTCGCCACGGGAAAGACGCAAGGTGCGGGCCATCAGGAAGAACGTGTTGTCCAGTTCGTGGGGCTCGCTACGAACAATTACACGCTGTCCAGGATTCCAGACCTGACCATTGTCGGCGCGATGGCCCTGGACGATGGCGCGGATCTCGAAGCCTTCCAGGCGACTGTCGGCCAGCAGCTTGCGAGCGCGGGTGGTGGCCATGTCCTGGTTCTCGCTGGCGCTATCGATGACCACCTTCGGCCGGAAGATTCCGCGACGGGCCAGGGTCTCATCTTGGATGACCGAACGCAGGTGCGAGCGCTTGGTGTCGAGGCCGTCGTTATCGTACTGGCCGTGCTGGCCGAGGACGGTGATCTGGCTGTAACGGTTGGCGATGGAGCGACGCACGCTCAAACGTTGTACGTTGTTGCCCACACCATCTTCGCGCAGGATCAACGTGCCCACGGGCGGCGCGTTGTAGTCCGGCCCGCCGATGATCAGACGCCCGTCCGGCTCGACCCATGGCCACAAGCCGTTGGCTTCAGCCACCTGGAGCAGTGCTTCCCAAGCGGTTTGCCCAGGTTCGATCTGGATGCGGCGCCGGGTCTTGGCCTGGTCGGCGCGGATTTCGACCTGAAAGATGCCCAAGGGCTTTACCACCTGGTCGAGAATCTGCGCCAGCGACGCTTCGCGCATTGACACGAATGGGGCCGAACAATCGACCAGGGGGGCCGCACGGTCCCGGCCGTTGATGCGCATCGAAATGCCCTGGCGCGAGATGTCGTGTTCAAACTCGTCGATCTGACCCGTCAACACGCGGTCACTGCCTAGGGTCAGCGAGCACGGTGCTCCCTCTTTCAGCACAGCGGGCAGTTGGGTGGAGTGCTTGGTGTACAGCTCCAGTTCAAAGGCGTCGGCGGGTGTCAGCAGGTCGGATTCGACCGACCAGCCGTCCCAGGTGTCGTGGACCAGGCCACCGATGGACAGGCGGATCGGTGTCATCTGGATGTCATTCTGCATAAGCACGCAATACCTTGCCGGCCGGGATGTTGTGGGGTGTTTTCAGATCAGGATTGAGCCGGATCAGCTCGAGGGCACGGGAATGGTCGCCATACCAGCGGTGGGCCAACAGGCGAAGGCTGGCCGGGGTTTCAACCGTGCGTTCGATCATGGGCGGGCTCTGCAAAATGACCTGGCGAGCGCGGGCCTGGATCAGCGCGGCCGTGTTGCGCAGTGCTTCAATGATCGGTCGCGAGGTTTCCACGTCGTAGAGCCGGCGCTGGAGCAAGATGGCGGACTGCACCAGCGAACGCACCAGGTTAACCAGGCCTTCCAGCTCCAACGGGCTCAGCGTCGGTTTCTGGCTTTCGTCCTCAATGACGATGGCCACCGCTTGGGCATGCGCCGCCGCCAGTTCGGTGATGACCAACACCACCAGGGCAAACCCACTGGCATCCACCGGGTCTTCGGGCATACCGTCTGGCAATAGGTCGGCGTTCGGTGCCACGCCCTGGCGGGCGCTGATCAAAAAGGCGTTGCCTGCCCGCGCCGCTTCCGTGGTCAGACTGGCACTACCAGGGACCGTGGCCGGGACGCCGGACATGGACAGCAAGGCGGTCGATTTTTCGGGTGTACTGCCTTGGATGGCGCTGCGGATCTGCGTCGGGGTGCGGAATAAGTCGGTCAGTGGATCGAAGGCCGCGGAAGGATGCTTGGCCATGGACGCCACACCGGAGACCACGCCGAGGATCTGCGAGCGCAGCTGCTGCACGCGCAGGAAAATGCCAGGCAAGCCCAGGGCTTTTTCGATCAGGCCGACCCAGCCACCACCGATCCACGATTGAATCTCGCTGACCAGGGAGTCGATGCGGCCGAACAGATCGAACACGCCGTCCTGCCAAGTGTATTCGTCCTCCACGTCGGTGACACCGACATCGACGAATTCAAACTGGCGAGCAAAGAATGGCAGCTCCGGGGTGTCTTCCAGGAACAGCAGGCTGACCGTCGCTGAGTCGGGATTGTCAGCGTTGTGCTTGGCCTCCCACGTCTGAGTGACAACGCTAAGGCTGCCATAGATCGGGTGGATCAGTTCACCCGAGCCAGGCGTATCCACCGCCAGGAGGATGTTTTGCAACTCCAGCTCGTAGTTGACGCCGAACACGACGACCTGCATCTGGAAGCGACGGGCACCACGCCCCAGATCGACGACGCTGTCGCCGTCCTTAAACGGTGTGCCGTGTTCGGCCGTAGCGCGTTGAGCCTGGAGACTTTCCTCTACGACCTGGAGCGGTACGCCTCGGAAGGAGGCATCCAGCAGGGTTTCCGCCCAGCTCATTGGCCACGCCTTACTTGCAGGTCGGTGCGGCGCTCGACTTCGGCCTGGATCATCCGCGAGTCCATGCGCAACTCAATGACCAAGGGTTGATCCAGCAGTCGTTGCAGTCGCGCATTGGCGGCTTGAGTTTCAGCTCCGGCCCCCACGGCGCGGTTGGCAACACCCGCTGCCCAGGCATTGGCGCCTTCGACGGAGTTGCCCGAGGCGGTCAAACCGGTTTGTTGATGCGCCAGGCGCTGGGCCTGAGTCGATAGCCAGTCTTGCGGTTTATCAGGGTTCTGACCGGCCAAGGCAATGCGGTTGCTATAAAACGCTGACTGATAGGTGCGCTGGCCATCGTCCAAAAGCTTGTTGCGGGGAACCATGGCTAGACGGTCTTCATCCGTGTTTTGACCGGTAGACCCACTGATCTGACTGGCACTTGCAGCCAGAGCAACAGGTGCCAACCATGGCGTGACAAAGCCACCTGGCTTGCCCTTGCCGGAAGAAGACGAACCGGGAAGATCGGGCACACCGGGACCGCCAAGGTTCACTCCACCACCTGGCCAGTTAGTAACGAACACCGATGTGACGCCGGTCGCTTCTTCCAGCACCTTGCCCACGGCGATGTTTTTGATGGTTTCAGGGCCGCCCAGGAACTTGTTGAGCAGTGCCCCTGCGCCAGCTTTGGCACCGCGTCCGGCGTAGTACCCTCCGGCACCCAATGCAGCACCACCCACCAGCATCTGTTCGCCGGACAGGTTCAAGTCATCGAGCAGGTACATTCCGAGGTCGGCAAATCCTTTGTTCAGTGGCGTCGCCATACGGTCTATGGCTTGACCGAGGGTAGCTTTCATTCGGGCAGCGGTCCCGCTGGCACTCTGGGTGTTCTCTTTTAAGTCCTGACCGATAACCGGACCCGCACCGGCAATTTCTTTCGACTGCTGTGCAAAGGTGTTGAGTCGGTCACCGCCCAACATGATCCGCATGCCACGGACTGTGTCCTGGTCCATTCCCTTGAATACAACACCCATGAACTTGGCGCGCTTTTCGTCGGTGTCCATCTTGTCGTACTTACGCTTGAGGTCACCAAATACATCTTGTGGATTACGCGAACTACCGTTCTTGTTGAAGAAGCTGACGCCGCTGGTTTTTTGAACTTGGTCGCGATACTGCTTCGTACTGAACACCCGCAAAGTCGATTCGGCCAACGTCCCCAAGCGGTCAGGCTGCATCTCAACGGTGGATAGCGTTTCGGTAAAAGCCAAGGCCTGGGCCATCGACATACCTGCGGCCGACGCGGCGCCCCCGATCTTCGGAAAAAGGTCGGCAAGGTTTTCAAGCTCAGCGTTACCCAGACGTCCTGCAACGGTCATCTTTTGCAGCAAGTCCAGCGCGGCGCCTTCTTTGTTTAGGTCAATGTTGAATGCGCTAGCACCTGCGACCACAGCCTTGCCCAAAATGGCCGAGTCCGCACCGGTTACAGCAGTCGCTTGTCCAATAGCGTCGGCAGTTTTCTTAGCAGGGTCGTACTTCACACCGGACGCGATCAGGGTGTTGAAGCCACTGTCTACATCCTCGCGACCGATACCGTAGTCTTTGGCAATTCTGAAGCCTTCCTCCTTCCATTCGTCCTTTTGCTCCGGTGTCATGCTCGCCGTCTGCTTGGTGCGGATCAACTGGCGATCTAGGCGGGCGCTCCCGGTCAACCCAGCTACAACGCCAAGCCCAACGCCCAAGCCAGCAAGTTGCCCTTGAGCACTGCTACCCAAACTTTTAAGCCGGTCAAACTCCTGACGCACACCCATGGCAATGGTTTTCAAAGCGCGCAAATGACGACCACTGTTCTGGGCCATGCGGCGGAAGGACGATTCAGTTTTTTCGACGCTCTGGCGCAGTGGCTGTACGCCTTGCCGATCAGCATTGGCCAACTCGTTCTTGGTGTCCCGTGCGGCTTTGCGGGCGGCGTTGGCCATCGCCTTCAATTCGGCAGAGGTTTTGGTGACCTCGATCCGCGTGTCGGAACCAGCCTTTGCTGTTTCGCGCATGGCGCTACGGATGGTTTTGTAACTGACGACCCCGGCCTGGCCGACTTTGGTGATGGCTGTTCCAGCTTTCCAGCTTTCATCGGCAAGAGACTTCGCGCCTTCCTTCCCGGCTTTTCGCAGGTCGCGATTAAGTTGTTCGATCTCGCGCCGGCTGTCGCCCGAGTGGGCCTGGATACGAAGCGCGACGCGCAGGTCGGAACTCATCAGATACTCCCGAAAGTGATGTAGGCAAGGGGCGGATTACTTCGGCTTCGGCAATGGCTTGCGAATCCGCTTGCTGACGTAGCGTGTGGTTTTGGGCTTGCCTATGATCAGATCGATACGAGCATCGATCTCAGCACGGGTCATCCGACGCAGTTCGTCTAGTCGGTAACCGTGTCGGATGAAGGCGTGTTCGATGCGTCGCCAGTCGGCGTTGCCGCGCTCGGCGGCGCGAGCTTTTTTTCCAGCGCCGCGTCGGCGTCCGCGATGACGGCCAAGTCGGTTTCGGCCAGGTTCTCGCGTAGCAGTTCCGTGGTCAGCGCCTCGGGCGGGATGTCGCCCAGGGACAGCAACTGACGGCGATACACTTCCAATGTGACCAACTGAAATGGCCCATCGGGGTGCAGCTCTTGAGCCGCTACCAAGTCGCCCGCCATACCGACGCGAAGGGTAAAGTTCTTGTGACGTAGGCCGGAGTAATACACGCCGATGCGCAACTCGCCGGTGATGGTCAGGCCGTCCCACTGTTTGTTCATTTGCTCGGTCATTGCATTACTCCGTGTAGTAGTTCAACGCAGCGACAGTCAGGTCGCGAGTGGCTTCACCTTCAACCTGGTACTTGCTACCCATCTCCATCAACGAGCAGCCAGTCCAGGTCTGGCGCTTGCTGCCGCCGTCCTGCGGGTAAATGGTGATCTTCGCGTCCATCAGGGCACGCCAGTCCGGTTCGCCCGACTTTGGAATCGGTACTGCGATCTTGAGTTCATGCTCTTCAATCCCCTTGGCCGTGCCGGTCGCACGGCCGGTGCGGTTCATGGTCTTGACCACCTTGCGCCCGGTCTTGAGGCTCGGCTCAACGCTGGACACCTCGTAATCGGTGCCGTTGATCTCCAGGACAATCTGCCCCACATAGTTATCAGCCATCTAAAGTCACCTCTTACAGAAGCAGGTCGATGCGACCGGCGAACACATGCAGGCCGTTGACGACATCGGTGGGAATGGAAGAATTGAGACGGCTGACGTCCTGCTCCGAACGCTCGACCACCAGACCGACAGCGTTGGCCTCGACCTCTTCAACGATTTCCAGTTCCTCCAGCTTGAGCAGCACGTCCAGCAACTCGCCACGGACTGCTTCTGGGGTTTTCTTGGATAGCTTGGAGCGTGGGAAGCGCAAACGGATACGGTCGCGGCAAGCCATACGCACGTAATAAAGAGTGCGGATGGTGGTCAGATCGAGCAGAGACACATCCGTGGCACCGGCCGCCGACTTGGTGTAGGTGGTCACTGCACGGACGATCTGGATGACATCACCGGCCGCGACCTCCAGCGGCGTGACCCCGTTGGCCAGGGCGGTTTCCTGCTCGGTGCGGCCGAGGCGTTGAGTGACGGGCGGAACCTTGATACCGGTCAGCACCAGCGTATTCAGCGGCCGCGCCGGATCTTCTTCTGAGGCGATCATCGCGGCATAAGCGGCGGCGACCTGGCGCGCAGTCGATGCAGTACCCGGCAACACCGCCAGGCTGATAGCGCCGGAGTTCAGCGACGCGGCCAGGGTCGTCGCGGCGGACAAGGTGCTGGTCAAGGCTGCTACACCGATGATGCCCTGTTGCTCCATCGAACTGGTGTAGGTCTGGATGTGCGTGCGCAGAGCTGTCAGAGCGATTTGGCTGTACCAGGCAGGCACTAGAATGGTGAAACCACCCATGGCGGTCGCGTCCAGTGCGGCCTTGAGGTCAGGCTCTGCATCACCTTCGACCACCACGCCGACGGCCGAGACAGCGGCGTACCGATAGGCCGTGATAAACGCATCAGCCATTTCCTCGGCGACGGTTCCACCGAACAGGGCTTTGGCCTCTTGTGCGCTGTAGAGCGGTGTCGGCACGTTGGCCGCAACTGTCGCACCTTCGCCCAAGGGAACGATCAGACAGACGCTTTGTTTGTTGGTCGGCAGTGTCCGTACCGCCAGGCTGGTATTGAACTCCATGTAAACGCCCGGCTTGCGAATCGACGCCGGGATGGTGTCAAAGGAAATGCTCATTCAGCGGATTCCTGTGCGGGTTGTTTGGCACTGTCGCGTGGTTTCTTCGCGGGCAGCAGTTCACCCGTCGCCAAGCGGCGGCGGTAGTAGGAGGTATCCGGTACGTCGATGGCCTTGGCCGGCTCATCTTCGATGTACTGGTACGGATCTTTTTCCATGGGCACCCGATGACCAGGTGCGGCGATAACGTGCATTACACGTCCCTCAGTTCGATGTTGTCGGTGGCCACCGGGGCGGGGTTATCCGCTGGCGAGTGGTAGGCCATGTCGATGCCGAGCAGATCTGGCAGCGCCTCTATCGGTTTCTCCCAGTCCAGTTCGATCACGAACGATTGCCCCAATACGGAGAGGTGATCGCTCGCCAGCTTGCCGTTGACCAGGTTGGATAGTTCGGTCGGCCGGATCGCGGCGCGGTTCTCCCAGGGCTGCCAGTCCACCAGTTGGTGCATGCAGGCTTCCCACAGTGCGTAGCTGCCGATGTCGGTCGGCGTAGTGCCGCGTCGGGTCTCCCGTTCGCCACGTGGGTGACGGGTTGCAATGACCAGTCGGAAAGTGATCGGGACGCTGTAACGACCGTGGGCTTTGCGAGTGAACACAGCCCTGGGCACCATCAGCAAGACTGCCGGACAGCGCTTGAGCAAGCCCGACAACAAGTCCGGGTCGCTCAATTCACCGCCATAGCTGTCCACTGCCAAACGTGGCAGCTTGCCGCTCAACTCCTTGAGCCGGGCCACGATCAAGTCCTCCAGTTCGCCGAGCATCACAAGTTCCTCAAGGTGCGACGGTCCATCAGTCGAGGCTGGTGGCTGATCTGGAGACCGGACTCCCCTCCATCCGAGGCCCCACGCTCCTTGTCTTCCTTGGCCAGGGTTTCCAGGCGTTTGATGACGTCCTTGTAAAGCACCCGCACGGTGGATTCTTCCTTGCCCGCGTCGTCGTACAGGTGATAGCGGGCGATCTCGGCCAGATCATCGGTCACCCACTGGGGCGCCTCTTCTCCGGTCGAACGGAAGCGCAGATAAAACGAAACCTCACTGCGCGCCCTGGTCACGGCGTCGGCGATCCTGGCCAACGTCGCAACCGCGATGGCCACGTCCTCGGGAGGCCAGTCATCCAGTGGCTGACCTGATGCTGCCGCGACCAACAACTCAGGCTCTATCGTCCGCCCGGAATCCGGCGCCGCGACCTGGGAGATGTCGCGTGCGCCGAAGCGGACCAGGAGCTGGGTGGCGGACGGCAGCGACAGGTTCATTTGCCGTCGCCCTTGGCCTTAGTGCCCCGTGTTTTTTCGGGTTTAGATGCCGTGTCGGCTGCGTCTGCGGATGCTGCCGAGTCGTCAGGAGGGCCGGCCGGGGCTGGGTTTTCCGGGTCGTCGTTGAGGGGAGAATCCCCAACCTGACCAATCACCGAAACTGGGCCAGGTCCCTGAGCATCCGGTCCAGACTCGCTGTTGCCCAGGACTTCGCTGACGGCACCGACCACTGCATCACCCACAGGTGCAGCGTTTGTTTCAAACGTTTGCGACTGGCCTGCTTCCAGGGTGTGGGGTGCTTGCGGTAACGCGGCTTGCGACAAGGATTCATTGAACCGCTCCTGTACCTGGACGAATTCATCCTCCGCATAGGCGAGGATCAACTGAGGCTCTTTACTCAGAGCTTCCAACTGTTCGTCTGAGAAGAAATCGTCCGGGTAGGAGGTTGGCTTACTTGGGTGCGCAATGCCGCAACGGCGAAAACCGTCGCGCTTTGAGGTGATAACGATAGCCATAACGCCCCCTTATCCCAGCCAGCTCGGCGCCAGAACCTCGGCGGTGCCTGCCCATTCGTTGCCGCTGTTGGCATCCTTGACCAGGATCTTGCGGGCCGCGCCTTCCAGTTGGGACGGGACTACCAGCAAGCCAGGATTGATGCCCAGAGGACGACCACCATCAGCGTGAAAGTTCTTCATGGCTGCGCGAGCGGCACCATAGTTCTCTGGGGTCAGCGGCGCTTTCGAGCAGTAGGCGAACTGCCAGAAGCCCAAGCCAGCATTGACGCGAGCGTCGACGCCATAGCGGTACTCGTCACGCATGAAGACCTGTTCATCGTCCATGCTCGTCATCGCCTTGAGCGCGTAGTTACGGCGGACCTGGAAGATGATCGGCTTAATGGCGCGGCTGACATCGAGCAGATACCAGGCCGGACCTTCACCGTCCTGGTAGTTGCTGACAGAGACTGCTGTGCCGGTGCCGTCGGTTTGCGGGTAGACCGGGTGATCAACGTCAAAGAAGTTCTGGCCGTCGTAGCACAAGGTGGTCAGTCCGGCTTTCAGCAGGCCGAATACCAGTTCGTCCGGGTGTGCGGTGGACGCACGGCCCATCTCGGCGAACAGCGGTTTGTAGACGCCGATCTCGTCGTCTTCGATGGAATCGCGAGGCACGCCGACCGAGGATTCGAACTTCTTGTTGGTGATGGAGTAGCTGTGCGCTGCCATGTTCTTG